TTATGCGTTGGCGCGGGGCCCGATCGGCCGTGGCTCGTCCTCCCAGATGGCCACCGGAACGGCGTACGCCGGCACCTCGGTGCCGTCCGGCGCGGTCGACTTCGGGTACGCCCACACCCCACGCAGAACCGACCTGAGTAGTTCCCGGCGCGTCTCCACCGGCGTGATCTCCCACCGGTCGATAAGGCCGCGGATGATCGGCTGGTAGTCGGCTGGCTTGGCCTCTTGCTCCTCGGTGCGCTTGTCCAGCTCGGCGAGTTCGGCTGTGGTCCCCGTCTGCTCCTGCGTCAGCCGGTCGCGCTCGCGCGTGTAGGAGTCTTCGGGGATTACACCGCGGGTGAGTAGATCGGTCTGGCGGTCGAGCTGCTGCTGTATCTCTGCGAGTCGGGCGCGCAGTCGCTCGCGGGCAGCGTTGATGCGCTGGCGCGGTGTGGAGCTGTCCGGGTTGGATTGCTGGGGGATGGAGGCGGCCTCGGCCTCGATCGCTTCTGACCAGTCGACGAGTCGCTGCAACACGGCGTCCTCGGCGATGCTGCGGAGGATGTACACCCCGTCGCATGTCCGGTTGTCTTTCATCTTGCTGCACCGGAACATGTAGCCCGGTTTGGGGATGAGTACCTTTCCGGCACCGTAGGTGGCGCCGCCGGCCGCGGATGCAGTGCCGCCGCAGCGTGCGCAGCGCATGAGGCCGGAAAGGGCGTAGGCGGGTTTCCTGTTGCCGCTCGGGGTGTTGCGTGCTTTCGCGCGCTTCTCCTTGTACGCCTCCCATACGTCCTCGGGCACGATCGGTTCGTGGGCGCCGGGAATCCAGATGCGGTTGGGGCACAGCGCGCCGCGGCTGGCGGTTGAGTCTGGGTCCTTGGGCGGGCAGTCACAGTCGTCCGGGTGGTAGCGGATCCATCCGGCGGCGAATCCGCTGTCCATGTAGCGGCTGAGGCCGGATTGCAACCATGGTTTGCCGCGGGTGCCGATGTGACCGTTCTTGCCGAGCCACTGGGTGACGGATCCCATGGATTCGCCTTCGGCGATGCGCTCGTACAGGTTGGTGACGATCAGACCGGTGTCGTTGGGCTCGTACCACTCACGGTGAATGACGCTCTCGGCGTCGTCGAGGTGGCGTTGGTGCCAGATGTAGCCCCAGCGCTTTCCGCCCGTGGCGGGCAGGCCGGCGGTTCGGCGGTGCTCACGCGTTTCGCCCCATTGCTCGCCGATACGGTCGCTCTCGTACTCGGCGAACTTGAACGCCATGCCCATCTGTAGGCGGCCGAACGCTGTTCTCGTGTCGGCGGCCTCGGTGGCGGAGGCAAGTCGGCCGCCGAGCGCTTCGAGCCGGGCGAGGTTGATGGCGTTGCCGTGGCGGGAGCGGCCGAAGCGGCTGTACCGCCATACGGCGATGCCGCGCGCGGTGCGTCCCTCGATCATCTTGAGCGCGTTAGAGATCTTGCGGCGCGTCTTGCGTCCGGACACGTCGAGGTCGTTGATCCACTCAACGATGTTGGCGTTATTGCGGTCGGCCCATGCCTTGATCGCGCTTCGCTGGATTTCGGGGCTGATCTTCTCTTCGTAGTAGGTGGAGACTCGGATGTACGCCACGAAGGGCTCACGCTTGGTCATGCTGCGTGAGCCCTTCGGCTGGTGTAGCGCTGTTGTCACGTGGCGGACTCCTAGGTCAGGCGCCGGGTGTGGGATCCGCCGAGGTGTAGGACTTTGGCGTCCGGCGGTTCTTGCTTGGTCACGGCGGCATCATGGGTGACGATCGCGTTGGCCAGGGCGGCAACGGCGGCTCGGTCGGTTTTGTAGGTGATGTAGTGCCGTGCGGCGCGGTATCCGGTGACCAGGGTTGCCAGGGCTCCGGCGGTGGTGAGGGTAGTGCCGGTGGCGATGACGGGGCCTACCTCGCTTGTCGTGAGCACTCCAGTTATCAGCGTGGTCAGGCCGATAACGAGGATGAGCACGGCGAAAGCGGCGGTGAGGTAGACGTCGGTCCTGGGGGTCACTGGTGCGGCCTTTCCTAGTTGGCGCCCTCCCGACGGTCTTTGGCCTTGAGGGCGTTGATCATGGACAGCACTGCGGCTTGGTCGGCAGGGTCGGTGATGCCGAGAGCCGCAAGGGCTTGCTGTTGGGTTGCGGGAGCGGGCCGCTCGGTCGGTGAGGGCTCTTTGTCGAGCACTTGGGCCGGGAGGTGGCCTGCCCGGACGAGTAGCGGTAGCACGGGGACGCCGAACGTCACGCCGAGGGCGTAACACGTACTGACGTCTGGCTGGCTGGCGTTGCGTAGGAGTCGCGAGACGGTTGCGACAGGGAGGCCGGACGCGTCAGCGAAGCGTCGTTGCACGCCTCGTTCTTCGGGGTCGTATCCGTGCCGGATGAGAGCCCATCTGAGCCAGTCGGCGAAGGGTGCGTCGAGTGGTGGTTCCGGTTGCGAGCCGTTGGTCATACGCGCAATGTATCGCGCGTGCGAGATTCTTGGTGTAGTGCGCACAACTTTTAAGCGCGTTCATACGTCACTCCCCGTTCGTCGCTTGGGGCATCTACGCCGCAGACTATCGAACGTCTGAGCGATTCTCTACTACTCAATCACAAGCGGTAGCTCTCACCTCACTGTTTCGGCCAAGGGATTCGAACACTGCATTCGTTCATACGTTTCATGCACGAGTGAAACATGCTAAGTTTCACTCGTGAGCGATACTCACTCACGAGTGACTGAACGAGGTGTATTTTCCGTGTCCTTCACCCCCGTGCCCTTGCGGACGGCCGCCGCAGCCAAGGGCGACAACAGCGTCGCGGCCATCTCCCGCCGCCTCCACACCCCCTACGCGACGGTCATCCGCTGGACGAGCGGTCGCAGCATCCCCGCCGGCCCCGCCCTCGCCGCCATCGAGCGCGCCTACGGAGTCACCCCGGCGGCCCTCTTCCCGGCTGACGCATGACCGCCAGGTCCCTCGCCGCCGCCCGCGACCGCGCCGCCGCCATCACGGCCGCCGCCCGCACGTGGCGCCACGGCCTTGACGCCATGGACCAGCTCACCTCCGCAGACGCTGCCCGCGCCTGCTACCAGCCCGGCGGCCCGTCGCTCGCCGAGTTGGAGCGGCGCATCCGCGCCGACCGCGCCACCCGCGCCCGAGGCCACCGCGCCGCCGCCTGAACACACGAAAGGGCCGCCCGGATGCACCCCGGACGGCCCCTGTCGACCAGTACCGAAAGGCACCAGCCATGAACAGCTATCAGCCTACCCGGATCCCCCGCACGGCCCAGGCCATCAAGGGCCGTCGCGCCGCCGAGCAGGCCGTCAACGCCCGGACCGAGTTCGTGCGGGTCGTCGCCGCCCAGCTCGACCAGATCGCTCCCGGCACCGTCCGCGTGCGCACCGTCCCTGTCACCCGCGACGGCCGCCCCCGTACGTGGGTCGTCCTCGACTCGGCGACCGGCCCCATCGGTGCCGACCGCGAACAGCACGCCGCGGCCTACGGCCTGTTGCAGCGCGCGTTCCCCCAGGCCGACTGGAGCAGGCCGCGTCTGTACGACGCCCGCACCGGCCGCCTCACCGTCGACGAGCCGACCATGCCCGCCGAGCTGGGCCTGGCCGCCGAGGGGGCCGACCGGTGATCCGCCCTCAGGTCACCGTCGACGGCCGCGCCGTCCGCATCCCCCTCGCGTTCCACACCGACCCCCTGCTCGACGACCTCGCCGTCGCCTATGCCGAGGACCCCGACACCGTCGGCCGTCTGCTCGCCCGGCATGCCGCCTCGGTCCTCGCTCACGACCACGCCGTGTGCAGCGAGGACGCCAGCGACCTTGACCGCGCCATGCGGGCCGCCGAGGCCGACGGCTCCCGCGAGGCCCTGCTCGAAGAACTGCCCGAGCAGCCCGATCCGCAGTACAGCCCTGACGACGCGATCACCCTTGCCGGCCGCATCACCCGCGCCGCCTCCCATGTACGCCACCGCACCAGCCCGGAAGGAACGCACCACCCGTGACCGTCACCTCCCTGCACCCGGCCCCCGCCCCGGCACCCGTCGCGCCCGTCATCGATGACGCCCCGCTCATCAAGACGGCATACGAGCCCGCGCCCGCGGGCGCACCGACCGACCTCCCGCGCGTCTTCCAGGTGATTCACGGCGTCATGCGCGACGTGATGCCCGTCGCGAAGGGGCAGCGCAACACTCAGCAGAACTACCAGTTCCGCGGAGTCGACGACGCTATGTCCGCCATGGCGGGCCCCATGCGCAACCACGGCTGTTTCATCGCGCCCGAGCTGGTCGAGCACAAGCAGCGCCCCCGCGGCGACAAGGGCACGCACACCGTGCTCAAGATGCTGTACCGCATCTACGGGCCCGCCGGTGACTGCCTGCTCGTGACCGTGCCGGGTGAGGCCATGGACACCGCCGACAAGAGCACCAACAAGGCCATGAGCGCCGCCCTCAAGTACATGTTGTTTCAGGTGTTCATGATTCCGGTGGACGCCCGGTCGATTGACGACAGCGACCGCGACGCCCCGGAGCCGCCGGCCGAGCACCGCGCCGAGTACCGGCGTAACCGGCAGCGCCGCCAGCAGCAGCCGCGCCGCAGCAACCGGGCCGAGCCCGGACCGTGGGAGCAGCCGCCGCAGCAGGGGCAGCAGCAGGCCGGCCAGCAGCGCGACTACCTCACCGAGGCGCACCGTGCCCGCGGTCCCGAGGAGTTCGCCAAGGTGCGCGCCGCCGCCGAGCAGGCCGGCGCCCCCGCCGACTACCTCGCCCGCCTCGACCAGGTCGCCGCGCAGAAGCGCGCCGCCGCCGAGCAGGCGCCCAGGCAGTCGCAGCAGGTCCAGCAAGTCAAGAGCCAGGAGGCTGCCGACGCCGAAAACGCCCTCCGCCTCGCCGCGTCCCGCGCGAACCTCGCCACTCTCGACGCCGATTTCGAGCGCGTCTACGGCCTGCCCATCGAGCAGGCCACCGCGCAGCAGCTCGACCAGTTCCGTTCGAAGATCGAAAACGCCGGGGGTGCCCGGTGAGCGACGTCGAGAAGAAGCCCGAGCCCGTCGACCCCGGGTACCTCGCCGCCGTCCTGCGCCGCCGACAGGCGATGCAGGCCCGCCTCGACGCCGCCAACGAGCTGTTCGAGGACGTCAATCGCGAGGCCGCTCGCCTGCTTGACCAGCAGTACAAGGCCGTGAAGTCCACGAAGTCCGACGTCGCCCTCGACGACGACACCCAGTTCGCCACCGTGACCCGCGTCGGCGGCACGGCCGAAGCCAAGGTGACCGACCGTGAGGCGTTCGAGGCGTGGGTGCGTGACAACTTCGCCGAGCACTTCGACTTCCGGATCATTCCGGCCCGGACCGAAGTCGTCATCGACTCGGTGTTCCGCGACCTGGTGCTCGCCGCCGTCGACGCGGCCGGCGCTCCGCAGTACGCCGACCCCATGTCCGGAGTGATCCACGACGTACCCGGCGTGCGGATCCAGCCCGTCAGGTCCCGCTACTACCGGTGGACCTTCAGCCGCGCCAGCAAACGGCAGCCGCTCAACGGCCGCGAGCTGGTCGCCGAAGCCCTCGCCGAGCAGCGCCTCGACCTCGACACGCCCCTCGCGATTGAGGCCCCGGCCGCGGACGCCCCCGCCGCCTGACCCCCGTTCTACGGCCCGCCCCTCCCACGGGGCGGGCCCGCACACCGGAGACATCCCCATGGACCAGATCCACCCGCGCGACCGGTACGACCTCGACGACTACACCCGAGGCATCACCCCGGCGACGTTCGCCGACGTCACCAACGCCGCCGCCCTCGCCCGCAAGACGCTCCGCAGCAACGACATCCCGCCGCGCGCTACTGCGCTGAGCCTGGCCCGCGCCCTGCTCGCCGTCTCCCGCCGCCTGCTCGCCGCCGAGGACGCCCACACCGACACCCGGCTCGCCGTCGCCTGCCACGTTGCCGCCGCCGACGCCGGAGACGACCCGACCCCGGCCGACCTGCTCGCCACGCTCACCAAGGCCGGGCAGCCGCTCGGCGACGACATGCTCGCCCACGGCCGCGCCGAGCACACCGCCGCGACGGCCGCCCCCTGGTGAGCGACGACAAGCCGCCGCCGTCCTGCGAGCACGGCAACCCCCGGTGCCACGCCCGGCCCGCCCGGTTCTACCCGTGCGGCTGGAAGTGCGACGACCACCAGCCCGCCCGCACCCACCGCCGCCACGTGTAACAGAAATCGGCCGACGACGTACTACAAGCAACCGGCCACCCGGGGCGAGGCCCCGCTCTCGCCCCGGGCCCCAGCACGACAGGAGCGACCCCCGTGACCCTCGACGCTATGGATTGGGTGTGGACCCGCGCGAAATCGCGCGGGAACGCCCGCCTGGTCCTGCTCGCCGTCGCCGATGCAGCGACCGGCCCGGACGCCACCGCGCGCATGGGTACGGCCGAGTTCATGCGCCGCCTGAACGTCGGCCGCTCGACCGCGCGGGCCGCCGTCGACGCTGCCCTCGCCAGTGGCGAACTGGTCGAGGAGGAGCCCGCCAAAGGCAGCCGCGCAACGAAGTACGTCATCCCCGGAGCCGTCGGGTACGCCCGCACTGCCGACGCTACCGGGCCGGAATCCGGCCCCTCTACCGGGCCGAATCTCGGCCCCCTAAGCCCTACCGGGCCGAAATCCGGCCCCCTAGAGCAGGCCCCGGAAACCCAGGGGCCGGATTTCGGCCCCCTAGCCGCTAAGGGGCCGAATCTCGGCCCCTCTACCGGGCCGGAATCCGGTCCCCTAGCGCTGTGGCACGAGCACCCCGAAGAGCGTGTTACGCGCGCGCGGGCTTCCTTTAAAGCATTTGAACGAATGAATGAAGGAGAGAGTAGGCGCGCCCGTGACGACGTCGCCGTGATCCCCGACTTCGCCCGCCCCCTCGTCGACCAGATCAGTGCCGCCCGGATATACCCCGCGTGGACTCTCACCCCCGCTGAGTGGTTCACCGTCGACGCGCTGATCAAGAAATGCGGCGCCGACATGCTCGCCACCGCCGCCGTACAGGCCGCCCAGCGGGCCCGGAACGGCGTCGCCCACGCCCGGTACTTCCTGCGGGCGTGGCAGGCCCTACCGCCCGCCCCACCGCCCGGCACCGTCCCGGCCGCCGCCCCGGCCGCTCCCGCCCGCGGCTCGAACGTCGTCCCGTTCCCCGGCACCACCGGATCCGGCCGCGTCGCCCAGTCCGCCGACTACCTCGCCCAGGCCCTCGCCGCCATGGAGGCCCAGCAGTGACCCCCCGCGAAGTCGCCGCCCTGCTCGCCTACGTCGTCAAGCTCGACCCCCGGCTCGCCCTCGACGACCAGGCCGCCGCCGCCGACCGCCTCGCCCAGTGGTGCGACCTGCTCAGCGACGTACCGGCGACCGCCCACGGGTGGGACGCCGCCCGCACCGCCCGCGACCACATCGCCCGCAGCCCGTACCGCATCCAGCCGTCGGACGTGTCCCGCCCGTGGCACGCCCACAAGGCCAACACCATGTCCCGGCACGTGGGCACGTTCGAGCCGACCGCACACCCGGAAATCGACCCCGACGACGACACGGGGAACGCCTACGTCGCTGCCCTGCGCCGCGAACGACTCGCCGTCGCGTCCGGCCAGCGGGCCCCGACCACGCACCGCGCTCTCACCGCGGGCCCGGCCGCCGCCGAGGTCGAGCGCCGCCTCGCCGCACTCGGCGAGTACATGCCGCCCACCGTCGCCCAGGCCCTCGCCCGGTACCGGCCGCAGCGCGCCGAGCGGGAGCGCCTGGCCCGCGAGGACGCCCCCGACCCGCTCACCGTCGCTTGCACGTGGTGCAACGCCCCGGAGGGCGAGCCGTGCCGTCGCCGCGCCATCAACCCCCGCAACCAGCAAACCCGTTACCGCGCAAGCAGCAAGCCGCACCCGTGCCGCGTCGAGGACGCCACCGCGGCGTACCTCGCCCGCCGCAACCGCCAGGAGGCACACGCATGAGCCCGACCCCGAAGCAGGCCCGCACCCACCGCCGTAAGGCCGTGCCCACCGATCGGACGAAGAACGTCACGTCGTGGCGTGTCGAGGCCAGTTGGGACCACCGGCCCGACGCCCCGGTCGTGATCCGGACGTCGGACAAGAAGCGCGCCCGCCGGAAGGTGGTCGAGCTTGCCGACAAGGGCGCATACGTGATCTTCCAGGAGCACGAAGGTTGGGACCGGTGGCGCACGGTGCGCGAGGTCGACGGCGCCGCCCTGCTCGCCGAGCGCGCCGCCGAGCAGCAGCTCGCCGCCGCCGGCCACCCGCCGACCCCGGCCGGATACCGGCCGGACACCGAGGACCGTCACCGGACGTGGCTCGCATGGATGGACGCCCGCGCCGAGGGCGAGCGCCGCGCCGCGGAGCAGGCCGCCCGCGAGCAGGCCGAGGCCGACGCCCGCCGACGCCGCCTCGCCGCAGAAGCCCGCCAGCACGCCCGCGCCTTGATGAGCCCGCCGACGATTGTCCGGCCCGAACACCGGCAGCGCGCCCGGCACATCACCGGGGCCCAGCGATGACCCCGGCCGCCATCGCCGTTGTACGGGCCGCCATCGAGGACGCCCAGCGCGACCAGGTCGAGCAGGCCGAGGAAGTCGTCGCCCGCATCGAGGCCGAACTACTCGCCGAAGGATGGACCCTCAGCCCCACCGCGTAGCGCCACGGAGGGGCACACCGTCAAAAACCCAGGGTGCCCCCCCTGTGCTACGTTTCACGCACGAGTGGATTGCAACCGCTTGCGCGTGAATCTTCCGCAAGCTGCGTCCTACATCCCGCCCGGAGGCACATCCCGATGGAACGGCCCAGCCCAGCCGAGCGCTTCGCCGCCAAGACGACCACCGGGCCCATCCCCGCCGGCCTTTCGACGCCCTGCCTGCTCTGGCCCGAGACCAGCCTCGACCGCGACGGCTACGGCCGCTTCTGGGTTGACGGCCGCCACGTCTCCGCCCACCGCTACGGCTACGAGCACAAGCGCGGCCCGATAGACGTCGGCCTTGAACTCGACCACCTGTGCAGCGTCCGCCGGTGCGTCGCCGACGACCACCTCGAACCCGTCGACCACCGGACCAACGTCCTGCGCTCGACCGGCCCGTCGGCCGTCAACGCCCGCCGCACTACGTGCGTGAACGGCCACGACCTCACCGACCCCGCGGTCGTCCACATCAGCTACCCCGCATCGCACCCCAACGGCATGCGCAAGTGCCGTGTCTGCGCCCGCACCCGTGGCCGACGGACCACCCCGACCACCACCACCCACACCGAGAGGACCGCCGCGTAATGGCAGGCGAAACCGTCATCACCTTTTCCGGCAACGTCGTTGCCGACCCCGAGCTGAAGTTCACCCCGTCCGGCGCCGCCGTCGCGAACTTCCGCATGGCCAACACCCCCCGCACCCTCGACCGCCAGACCAACGAATGGAAGGACGGCGACCCGCTGTTCCTCAGCGTGGCCGTGTGGCGCCAGCAGGCCGAGCACGTCGCCGAATCCATCCGCCGCGGCGACCGCGTAATCGTTGTCGGCCGACTCCAGCAGCGCCAGTACGAAGACCGCGAGGGCAACAAGCGGTCGTCGTACGAGATCCAGGCCGACGAAGTCGCCGTGTCCCTGCTGCGCGCCACCGCCGCCGTCACCAAGCAGAACGGCGCCCAGAACCGCCAGCAGGGCTACGGCCAGGCACAGAGCCAGGGATACGGCCAGCAGGGCGCACAGCAGCCGTACGGAACCCCGCAGGGCGACCCGTGGGCCAACGGCCAGACCGCCGCAGGCCAATGGGGCAGCGCAGTGAACGAACCCCCCTTCTGATGCCCTCGCCGCGACCGGACGCGGGCCCGCTCATGCGCGCGCCCGCACGCGAATACACCCCACCACTGACACCCCGGAGGGCCCACGCCATGACCCGCATTCCCGACGCCGTCGCCGTCGCCTCCCTCGACACGCACCGCCTGATCGTCGCCGTCCCGAACGACGGCCTGGCCAAGATCACGACGAACCTCCCCCGCCCCGTCGCCGCCGACGTGCTGCGCCAGATCGCCGCCGACCTCGACAGCCCGGCCGGCCGTTGCGAGACCGCCCTCGCCACCGGCCGCCCGTGCCCCGTGCACGACGGCCCCGCCGCCGCCCTGCTCGCTGCCGCCGCCGAGGCTGGCCCCGCGTTTACCCGCGGCATGAGGAAGGCGCCGCGCCCCGCCGGCCTCGACGCCCTGCTCGACCACGTCGCCGCCGCCATAAGCGCCACCGACGACGAGCACCAGGACCAGGCCGCCGAGGAGCCCGACACGCTCACCGTCGACGACGTGCGCGAAGCCCTCGCGTTCAACGCCGGCGAGGCCGACCAGGTGCTCGCCACGCTGCGCGACATCCTGCTCGCCGCCGCCGACGACTGCACCCCCGAGCAGGCCCTCGCCACTGCCCGAATACTGCTCACCGCACACGCCCGACAGATCGCCGCCATGGTCGAGGCCCACTACAGCGCCACCCGGACCCGATGGGGACTCACCCGGTCGACCCGCGGCCTGCTCACCGGCTACGAGGGCGCCCGGAAGATCGTCACCGCGTACGCCGACGGCCTCGCCGACGAGCAGGCCCTCGCCGAGGGCGCAGCAGCCGACCAGGCCAAGCCGTGACCCACACCGCCGCCAGCGTCCGCCTGATCACGTGGGCCCTGTCCAGCGAGCCCGGCCGGTACCCGGAGGACGACCAGGCATGATCCGCGACCACTGGTTCCGTGCCGACCACACGGGCGCCCCGTGCCTCTACTCGGGGTGCGGGCGCCCGCAGGCCGAGCACGTCGAGTCCGTCGGCGAGTGGATGGCCCCCCGCCACTGGTTCCGGCCCGTGCTGCGCCGTCCCTCACGCTGCGCCCAGTGCGGCCGGCCGTTCGGCCACTCGACGCACCACGGCAGCCGCAAGAACCGCCGACTGTGGCACACCCGATGACCTCTGCCAGGGCGTGCCGGGCGTGCCGCCGCCCGCTCACCGCGCCCTCGCCCGACGGGTACGGCCCGAAGTGCCGGCGGAAACACCGGCAGCCGCCCGACGTCCAGGCCCACGGCGGAGACCTGTTCACCCTCGCGCAGCAGCCGCGTCCCGCCCCCATCGCTCACCCCACCCTCGACGACGCCGACCAGGAGCAGCAGCCCACATGAGCTCCCGCACCACCACCCGCGCCCCCAAGGGCCGCAACCTCGACCGCCTCGACCGCCGCGCCATCGTCGCGAACCTGCTCGCCCGCGCTCACCGCGCCAGGCTGACGCCTGCCGAGGCCGCTCTACTCGGCGACTACGTATACCAAGAGCGGCGCCTCGCCGACGAGAACCGCCGCGCCATGGCCGGCACAACCCAGGCCCTCGAACGCCACCGCGAGGCAGCCGACGCCGCCATACGCGAACTGGAACAGCGCGCCGTCGATGCCGAGCGCCGCCACGTCGAGGCCGTCGCCGAGCAGCAGCACACGGAGCAGGGCGACGCCGCCGCCATCCACCTTGCCAACAGTGCCGCCACCGCGTGGAAGCAGCGCGCCGAGCAGGCCGAGGAGATAGCGCGCACCGCGCACCAGTGCAGCAACGAGGCCGAACGCCAACGGGCCGCCGCCGAGCAGCAGCTCGCCGCCGCACGCGACCGCATCGAGGGCGAGCAGCGCCGCGGCGACGTGCTCGACCAGACCCTCGCCGAGGTACGCCGTCGGCACCGCGGGGCGTGCGACCGCGTCGACCAGGTGCTCGCCGTCCTCGCCCGCGTCCGCAACGCCCAGACACTCGGCGACGCCCTCGCCGCGGTCGCCGAACACGACGGCCTGTCCCCGGCCGCCGCACGGCTGCACGCCCGCATCCTCGACCGCGCCGACACTGTCGAGGCCCGCCTCGCCGAGCAGCAGCGCGAGCACGAGGTCGCCCTCGCCGCCGCCGAGGAGGCCGCCACCACATCAGAGCGCGCCGCCGAGCAGCACCGCCGCGCCCTCGCCGCCGCCCTCGCCCGGCCGGCCGGTACGCCGTTCGGCGACCTCACCAAGTACGCAGCGAAGACGCTCACGCGTTCCGGCGAGCGCATCCTCGACGCCGAGCACCGCGCCACCCGGTACCGGACCGCTTGGCTCGCCGCCCGCCGCGACCGCAAGGCCGACCGCGCCGCCATGGCCGCCGAGTTGCCGCTCGTACAGGCCGGCCGCCAGGCCCTCACCGTCGCCGAGGCCGCCGACTACATGCGCCAGTGGGCCGCCGCCGACGTGCCGGCCGCCCAGTTCGTCACCACCCCGGAGCAGCCCCGATGAACACCCCGACCGACCGGGGCCAGCAGGCCGCCGACGACCTCGCCGCCGTCCGCGAGCAGTGGGGCGACCTGCTCGCCGCGATATCCGAACCGCCGCGCCCGGCCGAGTGGATGCCGTACGAGCGCCGCGGATTCCTCGACCAGCTCGCCGCGGACGACCGCGCCGGCGACGAGCCGACCGTCGGCCGTCTGCCCCTGGTCGTGCGCGAGCACCCCGCGCCGGCGAATCTGCGCGCGCTCGACGCCGCCCTCGCCGTCGAGTCCGACCTGTTCGCCATGTGCGACGCCGTCGCCGAGCAGGTACAGCGCACCGTCGACCGCGACGACCCGCGACTGTGGAGCCTGCCCACCGTGCGGGCCGCGGAGTGGAGGCACGACGCCGACCGGATCGGCGACCGCATCGGTTCCCGCGCGCACGGGCTGCATTGGGCGTGCGTCTACCTCGCCGGCCGCGCCCTGTCCGAGCTTGACGGCGAGCTGTTCCGGATCACGCCGGCGCCCCTGCTCGACCAGATAGCCGCCGTGGCCGGCGCCGCGCGCCGCCGCGTCGAGGGTGCGCTCGGCCGCGAGGGGCGGACGCTCACGCTCGACGACCGGTGCCCGTTCTGCAAGGGCGGGATGATCACCGTGCACAACGGCGGAGGGGACCCGCGGGCCGCCGTGGCGACCTGTTCAACCGGGTCCGTGTGCCCCGCGCCCGTCGACGTCGAGCGGGGGCGTAGGGCGTGGCGGGGGGCCGACCTGGTCGCGTTGTGGGTCGCGATCAACGCCCGGCGCACCGTGCCCGCGTAGGGCCCGCAGACGGCCGCACAGGGCCCCCAACTCTCACCGCACGTCGGGAGGTTGGGGGCCCGGCTCTTTCCCCGCCCTGTTGTGTACTAGGTACAGGACCAAGTACAGTCACCGTCACGCAGGACCCCGGACGTCACCCGGGCCCGCCGTTCACCGGCCGGACGTCACCCGGCCCGACCCAAGGGAGCAACCCCCAGTGCGCGTCACCATTCCCGGAGCCCTCGCCGACCACCTCGCCGCCGCCGACCTCGCAACCGGCCCCGCGTCCGTCGACCCGGCCGCGCCCGCCGCGCGCGCCACCCTCGACGCCGGACGCCGCGGACGTGGCCGCACGCTGGTGATCACCCCCAGGTCGACCGCCGTACTCCAGTTCATCAGCGCGTTTGCCGAGGCCGTCCTGATCAACCGCACGTTGCACACCACGGCCGAGGTGCGCGCCGCCCATACATGGCTCGACCGCGTCGGCCGCGCCACGACCACGCTCGCCGCCGACCTCGCCGCCGCCCAGGCGCAGCAGGCTGCCGCCCTGGTCACTGAGGCCGAGGCCACCGCGGACACATGGCGCGGCAAGTGGATCGGCGAACGCACCACCGCGCCCGCCCTGTTCTCCCTCGACCGCGAACAAGGCGCCCTGTTCGCGTAGCCCCCAGCCCGCCTCGACCGGGGCAGGCCCCGACCGAAGACCGGAGTGATTACATGAGCGCCAAGCCGTTCGACTTCGAACTCGCAGAGAAGAAGCTCACCGACGGGTTCATTGATGAATTGCTAAAGCACGCCGAGCAATTCAGGGCCGTGCGCGACGTCATACGCGAGGGCTCCGACAGTCTCGACCGCCGCTTGGCACGTGCCGGACTGGTGCGTCGGGAGTGGAGGGAGACCGAGGAATCCCTACCCTCCCTGATCACCGAAGCGCGCGACAACGGACACAGCGTCGACGGCATCGCTTACACGCTCGGCGTGACCGAGTCGTACGTCTACCGGATCTTGCGTAAGTCCCGCTCCGCCAAAGACCAGTAACCCGCACACAGGTGCGGCCCGCACACGGTGACGTCACCACCGGGCGGGCCGACTAACCAATGGGAGCAACCCCCATGGCCACCACAGAGACTACCGGCGCCCTCACCCTCGACCAGCGGCGCGCCACCGTGCGCCGCCTCGCCGCCGAACAGGTATCCAACCGCGAGATAGCGCGCCGCCTCGGTATCCACCATCGCACCGTGGCGCGCGACCTCGAAGCGCCGACCGCGCCGGCCGAAGCGCCACAGACCGCGCCACCCGCCCCGACCAGCGGTGTACCCCGCGCGCCACGCCTGTTGTACGACCTCGAACCGGCGCTCATCCAAGATCTCAACGTGCTCACCGACCCGCACACCGGCGCACTGATCGCCCCCGTCCGCGCCTATCTCCGCGCCGCCGCCAACGGCCGCCGCACCGCACTGCGCGAGGTGGCGCGGAGCATCGGAGCCGCGGACGAGTAGCCGTGCGACCGGTCGCGCGTCGGCCCGCGCACAGGAGTTGCGTCGTTATCGATTCGTGACCTACAGTTGGCCGCGTCTCCGCCGTGCCCGCATCCGGGCCGGACGCACACAGACCGAACGCCCCCGCATCAAGCACTGCGGGGGCGTCACGCGTTCCCGTGCACTGCGCAACCGTCACAGTCCCCTCACGCGTCCCACACATGACGTACTCGTACGACCGTGGGGGGAACCACGTGAACCGCACCACCCTGACCGCGCTTGCCGCGCTCACCCTCGCTGCCGCGCTCACCGCGTGCAGCAGCAGCGACAGCACGAGCAGCAAGCCCGCCGCCGACGCCCCGCCCTACAAGATCACCCGGCAGGACAAGAGCGGCAACCAGCGGCAAGTCACGGTCGAGGTCACCTCAACCAAGGATCTTCGCGCCGTGTTCGACGACGTCACGGCCAAGCTCACCGACGACGCCGGATGGTTCGTCGAGATCAACTGCTCGACCGGCGGAACCGCCGGCGCTGACAACCGGTTGGCCAACGGGAAGAAGGCCGTAGGGAACATCGGCGCCGCCTCGACCGGCCTCGACGACGGGAAGACCGAATACGAGGCCAACGAGGGCCGTTCCTGCCCCGCGTAACGCCTCGACCTCAACGCCCCACCGCATACCCGCGGTGGGGCGTTCCTCATGCCCGGAAGGAACCCCGCCCCGTGATCTTCAAGGTTCGCCCCGACACCACCCGCCTTGCCCAGGACGCCTACGAGGCGTACGTGACCGCCGTCAACGGCACCTCCGTGAACGGCGACACCCTGCCCGAGTGGGACGCCCTGTCCCGCCCCGTACAGAACGCGTGGAAGCTCTCCGCCGAGGCCGTACGGCACCGCGTCGAGCTGAACGCCTGAACCGTCGCGGGGGTGAGCCATGGCCGCCCGCCCCATCACCGACAAGGACCGCGCCGCCGTCAAGCGGCTGCACAAGCAGGGCAAGAGCCGTAACGACATCGCCCGCGCCATCAAGCGCAGCCCGTCGACCGTCTCGAAGATCGCCGCCGCGTTCGACCCCCCGCTGACGTTCGACCGTGCCCCACAGGTCGAGGCCGCGACCGCCGTACGGAAAGCCGACCTCGCCGCGCGCCGCGCCCAGTTCGCCGAACGGCTCCAGGACATCGCCGAGCGCGAGGCCGACAAGATGAACGCGCCTACCCTGTACTGGGAATGGGGCGGCAAAGACCACACGTACGCGCAGAAGCTCGCCGACGAGCCGACCCCGGCCGACCGGCGCGCGATCATGTCGACCATCGCGACCGCAGTCGACCGCTCCCTGAAGCTGGTTCCGCCGAAGGACGACGGAGGCTCCGAGTCCCGTAGCGTGATCGGCGACCTCATGGCCGGCCTCGCCCGCGACTACGCCGAACGCAACGGCGGACCACCACCCGAGTTCGTGCCCGAGGACCAGGCCGCCGAGGACGACGCCGATGCGTAGCCGCCTCGCGCTCTCCCCCAAGCAGATAGACAGCATCATGGAGGCCCGCGCGTTTCAGAACGTGTGGGAAGGGTCGGTCCGTTCGGGGAAGACGATCGCGAGCCTGTTGCGGTGGCTGGACTTTGTGGCCAACCGGCCCGAGGGCGGCGAGCTGGTCATGGTCGGCCGCACCCGCGACAGCCTCGCCCGGAACGTGTTCGGGCCGCTCATCGATCCGACGATCTTCGGCAAGGTCGCCCGGGACATCCACTACACCAGCGGCGCGCCCACCGCGAACGTGCTGGGGCGCACCGTGCATGCGCTCGGCGCCAACGACGCCCAGGCCGAACCGAAGGTCCGCGGCCTCACGTGCGCCGGCGCCTACTGCGACGAGATCACCACGCTTCCCCGCACGTTCTACGACCAACTCAACGCCCGATGCTCGGTCGAGGGATCGAAGATTTTCGGGACGACCAACCCGGATAATCCGAACCACTGGGCCCGCAAGGAGTACCTGCTTCGCCCCCGCGAGACCCGGTTGCGTTCCTGGCACTTCGTCATGGACGACAACCCCGGCTTGTCCGAGGGGTACAAGGCTCGTACGAAAGCCAGCTATCAGGGCCTGTTCTACAAGCGGAACGTTCAGGGTCTGTGGGTGATGGCCGAGGGAGCCATCTACGAGGCGTACGACGAGGCACAGCATGTCGTCGACACGCTTCCGGAGATGCGCCGGTACTGGCTCGGCATGGACTACGGCACCGTCAACGCCACGTCCGTGATCCTGCTCGGCGAGGGAGTCGACGGCCGCCTGTACGCGTGCGCCGAGTGGCGGCACGACTCCCGCAAGGCACAACGCCAGATGACCGACGCCCAGTACTCCGCAGCGATCCGGGCGTGGCTGGCCAACTACCGGCCGCCGAATGCACCCGCGACCGCGCCGAAGGGCGTCATCCCGGAGTGGTCGTTCGTCGACCCGTCCGCCGCGAGCTTCATCCGGCAGGCGTACGAGGACGACTTCCCGAACCTCGCCAAGGCCAGCAACGACGTGGGCGACGGTATCCGCGATGTGGCGTCCCTGCTCGCCGCCGGCCTGCTCCGCATCCACCGCTCATGCACCGGTCTGCTCGACGAGCTGCCCGGCTACGTGTGGGACGAGAAAGCCGCCGAGCGCGGCGAGGACAAGCCCGTCAAGATCAACGACCACTCGGTGGACGCATTGCGGTACGTCATCCACTCGACCGCCCACGAGTGGCGGCACCTGCTCGCCCTCGCCGCGTAAGGAGGACCGCCGCCCATGGCCGCGACCCCGCCGTTCCCCATCGTCAATCTGCCCGTGGCGCTCATCGTGGGTGACTACACCGCCGAGGTAGGTCAGCTCACCCTCGGTCCGAACGAGACCATCCGGGGCGCTCTCGCCGAACTGTTCCGCGCTGCCGCCGACGCCCTCGACCACGACGAAGCCGAGGAGGTGAGCCCCGATGCCGCTTCCCGCGGATAACACCCCGTGGCCGCCGCCCCAATGGGCCCGGCATTACCGTGAGATGGCCGTAGACGACGCCTGGTACTCCGGTGACCGTCACCGCCTGTCCAGCCTGTACCGGGCGCAGGCCACCCGCGAGCGCAAGTGGCGCTTGTGGGGCCGACGGAAGCAGGGCGACACGCGGCCGGATCACCGCTTGCATGTCCCCCTCGCCGGCGACATCGCCGCGACGTCCGCCGACCTGCTGTTCGCCGACATGCCGAAGATCACCGTGGAGGACGCGGCGACTCAGGCCCGCCTCGACGACCTCGCCGACCGCGGCCGGCTGCAATCGCTGTGTCTCGGCGCCGCCGAGCAGGCCGCCGCCCTGTCCGGCGTCTACCTGCGGACGACATGGGACCGCGACGTCGCCGACTATCCCCTGATCACCAGCGTGCAGCCCGACCAGGCCATTCCCGAGTTCCGGTTCGGCATGCTCCGGTCGGTGCTGTTCTGGCGGGAACTGCCCAGCCAGCACACCGACCGTGAGGTGTGGCGGCACATCGAGGCACACGAACCCGGCTACGTCCGACACGCCCTGTACCTGGGGACGCGGAACAATCTCGGCCGCCTCATGTCCCTTGTGGACCACACTGAGACGCACGGCCTGGTCGACAGCCTCGACGCGGCCGGCGACGGGCAGACAATCAGCACGGGGATACAGCAGCTCACCGCGAGCTACGTCCCGAACATGCTGCCCAACCGGCTGCACCGAACCGCGCCGATCGGACGCTCGGACTACGCCGCCCCAATTCACGACCTTTTCGACAGCCTCGACGAGACATGGACGAGTTGGATGCGCGACATCCGCCTCGCCCGCGCGCGGCTGATCGTCCCCGATGCCTACCTACGCGACAACGGCCCCGGGCAGGGCGCCACGTTCGACGGCGAGGCCGAAGTGTGGGCCGGCCTGAAGATCCCGCCCAACGAGGGCGGCACCGGCATCACGCTCGCTCAGTTCAAGATCAGGGTCGCCGAACACAAGGCAACCGCCGAAAGCCTGGTGACGCAGGCAGCACAGTCCGCCGGCTACTCGCCCAGTTCGCTCGGCCTTGACTCCGACGGACAACCGGTGACCGCGACCGAGGTGGACGATCGGTTTCGGCGCAGCAGGACCACGCGCACGAAGAAGGCCGGCCACTGGCGACATGCCCTCGCCGAGCAACTGCACGTACAGCTCTTGCTCGACCGCGCCCTGTTCGGCAGCAGGGTCACGCCACAGCGCCCCACCGTCGAGTTCGGATCGGGCGTGGCCGAGTCCATGCAATCGGTCGGGACGACCCTCGACCTGCTCGCCCGCGCCGGCGCCGTCAGCACTGCGACCAAGGTCAAGGTGTTGCACCCGGAATGGGACGACACCGCCGTGAAGGCCGAGGTGGCGCTCATTCTTGCCGAGACCGGCGCAAGCGCGCCGGACCCGGTCGGGGCGTTCCCGCTGTGACCTCGCGTCAACGTGCACCAAACACGATGCGCAGCAACCGCTCGGCGGTGGCGCGTAGTTGCGGGTCAGGATGCGCGAGAGCTACGAGGAACAGAGCGGTAAAGACAGCGCTCAGGGCGCCGAGAGATTCAGTCATGGCGCGACGTTAATCAGTACCAGGCGGGGGACGAACGTATTCGGTAACTCGCGAGACTTTTTGTAATTACTGTGCGTGATACGCACTGCTCGGATAGCTCATCCGACGAGACGGGCCCCGAAATGTCCAATTCGGGATTTGGCTTGTATTGACCCGTCATTCGCCTGGTTGCGAGGTGAGGGGGTGCTGATGCCGATCCATCCCGGCATGGTGGAAGACCTCGCCGCGGGCACCCGCGACTTGTACGCCCAGACCGAGGAACGGCTACTCGGCATCATCGCCCGACAGCTCGCCGCCGGCCTCGACGCTCCGGGGTGGGCCGAGCGCAAGCTCGCCGCCGTGCAGGCCCTGCGCGCCGCTTCACAGGCTGTTGTGGACGAGGCGGGGAAGGCCGTCACCCTTGACGTGTTCGAGGCCGTCGCCGAGGCGTACAACACCGGTCACCGCGCCGCGGTCGCCGAGTTGGGCGCCCTGTCCGACGACGGCCGCCGCCTGGTCGACGACGTCACCCCGAACGCGCAGGCTGTCGACCGCCTTGCCGAGCAGACCGCGACCCTGCTCACCGACCGGCACCGCTCGATTCTGCGGACCGTCGAGGACGGATACCGCGATGTCGTCGCCCAGGTGACCGCAACGCCCCTGCTCGGCACCGGCACCCGCCGGCACGCCACACAGGACGCCATGCGCGCATGGGCCGACCGCGGGATCACGTCGTTCACGGACCGCGCCGGCCGCCGATGGCAGCTCACCTCTTACGCCGAGATGGCCGTACGGACGTCCGTCGGACGGGCCGCGACCGAGGCGCACGCCCGCACCCTCACCGACGCCGGAATCGATCTCGTGATCGTCTCCGACGCCCCGCGAGAGTGCCCGCTCTGCCGGCCCTGGGAAGGCAAGGTGTTGTCCCTCGCCGGCCCGGACGGACGTCACACGGTCGACGTCGAGCACGCCATCGAGGACGGCCGCATGGTCCGGGTGGACGTCGCCGGCAGCCTCGACGAGGCCCGGCGGGCAGGGTTTCAGCACCCCAACTGCCGTCACTCGACATCCGCTTACACCCCCGGCATCACCCGCCTTGAGACGCCCGACAGCGACCCCAGCGGGTACGAGGCAGGGCAACGACAACGGGAGATCGAGCGGCACATCAGGCGGTACAAGAACCGTGCCGCCGCCGCGGTCGACCCGGAGGCCAAGCGGCAGGCGAACGCGAAGGTGAGGCAGTGGCAGGGCGCCATGCGCGACCACCTCGACGCCCACCCCGGCCTACGCCGCTTGCGCCACCGTGAGCAGCCCGGAGCCTCGAACCTCCCCGAGCCGCGCCGGCCGGCGACGCCCGAGCAGGTCGACGCCGCCCGCGTGTGGTCCGGGGACGATCGCAGCGTGCGCGCCATGACCGACGACCAGCTTGCCGCCGCGGAGCGCTCCGGCCTGCTCGACCAGCGGGCCCGCGACCGTATTGCCGCGGAGGCCGACCGTCGCGACCTCGACGACCTGCTCGACCGCGCCGTCCCGGGCGGACGCCTCGCCGACGACCTCACCGGTTTCTCTGACGACGAGTTGGGCCGTCTGCTCGCCCATGCCGACACGTCCGACGCGCTGCGCATCGCCGGCGAACTTGACCGCCGCGACCTCGCCGCGCGTCTGCCGGACGTCCGCACCGACCTTGTGCACCTGTCCGACGACCAGCTCGCCGCGCGCGTGCGCGAGGCCATCGAGCACGGCACCGACGATGTGTCCGTGCTCGCCGCCGAGGCGCACCGCCGCGACCTGCTCGCCGCCTACTTCCCGAACGGGACGTTGGCCGCAGACCTGTCGCAGGTGGGCGACGACGCCCTCGCCTGGTGCATGCAGTACGCCAACGACGAGGAGCTACTACGGATCGCCACGGAGATGGACCGGCGCGACGCCGTGCCCCTGCCCCCGCCGGCCGCGACCGGCGACGCCGTGGCCGACCTGCTCGCCGACCGCGACGCGCTCGCCGACGCCATGGGCAACGCCCCCGACCCCGAAGGGTGGGGCGCCCTCGCCGATGACGCCGCGTGGGCACAGGAGTTGGCCGCCGCCATCGCCGCCGACGCCGCCCGTGGCGTGACCGCGGAGACGGCCCGGCAGGTGACCCGCGCCGAGGCCCGCGCCATGTACGACGAGTACGTGTACCGGCAGATGCTCGCCGCCGAGCACGACCTGAACGGCTACCTTCTGAACAAGAAGGCGCAGGTCGCCGGGCACAACCCCATCAGCTTGTTCTCTGGCCCGGCACGTATCGCCTACGCGCGCGCGTCGGACGAGCTGAAAGAGTGGTGGGCGACGCACGGCCGCCTCACTCAGGCCGAGTTCATCGAGAAAGCCACCGGCCAGACACAGCGTTGGGCCGCCGGCGCCCGCAAGGCCGAGTCCGACCACCAGAACAAGAGGTGAGCCGTGGGGACCCGCGAGGAGATTGTGCAGGCAGTGCTGGCCGGCGCCGAGGCCGCCCGCGACGGCGACGAGCCGACCACGTGCCCGTACCCTCCAACGTCCCTGCTCCGTACGGCATGGATCAAGGGCTATGCCCGCTCCCGCCCAATCGCCGACCAGAGCGAGGACGACGCCGACACGTAGCGCTCACCAACCGCACCACCGAAGGGCCCGCCACCGCGGGCCCTTTTTTTCATGCCCTCGACCTCAGGAAGGGACCCGCCCGATGTCCGAGTCGACCCCCTCGACCACCCCCGCCGCGCCCGCCGTGCCCGCCGCGCCCGCACCGGCCGCGCCCGCCACGCCGCAGACTCCGCCGGCGCCGCAGACCCCCGCGACCGCCCCGGCGCCGCAGACCCCGACCACCCCGCAGGCCCCGGCCGCACCGTCCGAGCAGGACATCAGCAGCCTGCCCGACTGGGCCCAGCAGCTCATCAAGGGCGCTCAGCAGCCGGCCCCGGCCACGCCCGCCGTCCCGGCCGCACCCGTTGTTCCAGCCGCACCGCAGGCCCCGGCGGCGCCCGCGCCCACCGCCCCGGCCGCCGAAGGCGACGTGTCCCGGCTGCCGAAGTGGGCACAGCAGGCCGTGACCGCCGGGGGCGACGCAGCCCGGCAACTCGCCACGCAGTCCGCCGTGCTCACCGCCGCCCCGGCCGCCGGCGCAGACGTCGCCCGCCTGCTCGACTCCCGGTCGTTCATGGACGCCATGGCGCAGGTGAACACCGCCGACCCGACCGCCGTCACCGCCGCCATCACGGCCGCCGTGCAGGCAAACCCGCACCTCGCGGTCGTCACCGGCCCGGCCCGCGGCGGTGCCGCGTTCGACGCCAACCCTGCTGGCGACACCCGACCGACCACGCTCGACCAGGCCATCGCGGCACGCCTCGCCGCCAACTGACCCCCTCCCCAGCCCCCGGGCCCCGTAGACAGGAGCACCCATGCCCGCCGTTTCTCTGGCCGAGGCCAAGAACAACGCACAGGACGACCTCGACGTTCAGGTCATCGACGAGTTCCGCAAGTCGTCCGCGGTCCTCGACTCGCTTCAGTTCGATCAGGCTGTCAACCCGGCCGGCGGGGGCGCCACCCTCACGTACGGGTACCGGCGCCTGATCACCCAGCCCACCGCCGGTTTCCGTGCGCTCAACAGCGAGTACACGACCAGCAACGTCACCACGCAGAAGTACAGCGTGGATCTCGCCGTTCTCGGTGGCGCATTCGAGGTCGACCGCGTCATCGCGAAGATCGGCCCGGCCGCGTCCGGCTCCGTCGCGCTGAACATGGCGCAGAAGATCAAGGCCACGTCCACCCAGTTCCAAGACGCCGTGATCAACGGCGACACCGAGACCGACGAGAACGGGTTCGACGGCCTCGACAAGGCCCTCACCGGTTCGGACACCGAGTTCCGCCTCGACCGAGTCACGGACTGGTCGGACTTCGACACCGACCCCGCAAGCGTGCACAAGGCCCTCGACGCGATCGACGAGTTCCTGTCTCTGCTCGATGGGACGCCGACCGTCATCCTGGGCAATCAGCTCGCCCTCGCCCGTGTGCGGGCCGCCGCGCGGCGGGCCGGCATGTACACCCGCAACCCGGTCGACGGCCTGCTCGGTGCCAACGGCCGCCCCGTCGAGCGGGAGCAGTACGGCAACATCGTGTTCGCCGACCCCGGCGCCAAGGCCGGCTCCAACGACCCGATCATCCCTGTAGAGAACAGGACCGTCGGCGGCACCGCCGCGACCGGCCTCACCGACCTCTACGCCTACCGCGCCGGCCTCGATGGTTTCCACGGCGTGGCCACCGCCGGCGGGCAGATCGTGTCCAGCTACCTCCCCGACTTCACCACCGCCGGGGCCGTGAAGAAGGGCGAGGTCGAAATGGGCCCGGTGGCCGTTGCGCTCAAGGCGACCAAGTCCGCCGCCGTCTACCGGAACATCAAGGTTCGCTGATGGCCCGGATCGAGACGCCCCGTGAGGGGTTCACCGGCCGTGGCGTGGCCGGCCTCCAGTTCGAGGACGGCCGCGCCGAGACCGACGACCCCGCAGTGATCGCCTACGCCAGACGTCACGGCTACACCGTCACCGACGACGCCCCGCCCGCGAAGAAGCCGGCGGGGCGTCCGCCGTCCAAGAAGTAGAGGGGGTGAGCCGTGGCCCGTCGCCTCTACGCGACCGCGGATGAGTACCTGCTGTACACCGGCGAGCAGACCGCGCCGGCGGACATTCAGCGGCTCGTCACCCGTGCGTCCGAGGACATCGATGCGGCCCTACTCACCGCTGTCTACTGCACCGACGACGCTGGCATGCCGACGCACGCCGAGGTGAAAGAGGCCCTGTCGGACGCCGTCTGTGCGCAGATCGAGTATTGGCAGGAGACCGGCGACACCGGCACCGGGGCCGCCGGCCGCTGGAGTTCGGTAAGCCTCGGTCCCCTGTCCCTGTCCGGCCCTCGCGGCGGGCCCAGTCACCCGGGCGCCGTCGACCTCGCCGACCGCGCCGAGCGCGCCCTTACCCGGGCTGGCCTGCTCCCGGGGGTGATCGGCGAGTGCCCGCACTGCCACGGTGGCTACTGAGACACCGGATCACCGTCGAGGCGTACCGGGGCGACTCCGCGTACGGCCCGCAGTACGCGGACCCGGTGGAAGCGCGCGCCCTGGTCACCGGGACCATCAAGCGCGTACGGTCCGCGACCGGAGCCGAGGTAGTCAGTACGGCGCAGGTCTACGCCGCTCCCGGCTTGATCGCTCCGCCCGGATCCCGGATCACCCTCCCGGACGGCCGCACCACCACCGTCATCAGCTTCACCGCGCACACCGCGCCCGGACTCGGCGCCCCGGAGTCCACGGAGGTGATGTGCGAGTGACCCAGCGCGTACGGATCACATGGAACGCCGCGCCCGCCCTGCGCCGCACCCGTACCGGCGCGCTGCGGGGCGTGCGCCTGGCCGTGGAGCACGTCCTACAGGTGTCCCGCCGCCGCGTCCCGATCGAGGAGGGCACCCTCGAACGGTCCGGGGTCGCCTCCGTCGACGACGCGTCCCTGATGGGCGCCGTCAGCTTCGACACGCCGTACGCGGTCCGCCAGCACGAGGACATGACCCTTCGGCACGACGACGGGCGCACCGCGAAGTACCTCGAAGACCCGGTGAACGAAGAGGCCGGCGCGGTCCGCGACATCATCGCCGCCCAGGTACGGAGGGAACTCCGTGGCTGATCCCCTCGACGGCCTGGCCCGCTACCTCGCCGGCCTCGACCTGCTCACCTACGACCCGGACGGCATCACGGGCGACACGTTCATCGAGACGATGCCGCCCGCCCCCGACCAGGCCGTCGCGCTCACCCTGTACGACGGCACCCCGCCGCAGGCCCGCGACGAGGCCGACACCCCCCGCCTTCAGGTGCGCGTGCGCGGCACCGCCGACCCCCGCGTCTCCCGTGCCCGCTGCACGGCCCTGTACCGCGCGCTGCACGGCATCGCCGGCGTCGAGCTGCCCGACGGCACTCACTTGACCCTCGCCGTGGCACGCGGCACCCCGGCCCCTATGGGGCTCGACAGCACCGGCCGGCACGAGCACGTCGTGAATTTCGACCTCGACGTGTCCGGCCCCACCGACACCCCGTAAGGAGGCCCGCCCCATGGCAGGCAACAGCAGGCCGATTGACGCTCGCGGCTGGATCTTCCAGGTCGAGGACGTCGACGCCCCAGAGGAAACGTGGCTTCCGATCGCCGGTCTGACCACGTTCACGCACAACCCGGGCGAGAACGAGGAGACCGCCGAGACTGTCGCGTTCGACTCGGAAGGCGCGTTCGAACAGGACGTGATGCAGCGCGGCGCGACCCTCGGACTGGAGGGACAGTTCCGCGTCGACAAGACCACCAAGGCGCAGGACCCCGGACAGGCGTACATCGACACCAAATGGGCCAACCGACTCGGTATCGAGTCGCGCAACATGGTCCGGTGGCGGCACGAGTCACAGACGCAGTGGGTCATGTGGGAGGCCACCGTTACGCCCGGCGAGCAGGGCGGCGGCACCAACGAGAAGACCAGTTGGTCGGCGACGATCACCCGGTGCGGTTGGGCGACGGCCGCGGCGGTGACCGGCTGATGACGACCGACACCACGGCGTACGACGACGACCTCAACGACCAGGTGCCCGCCGTCGGCGACCCCGCAGACTTTGACGCGTTCTTCGCCGAGCAGGACACCACCCGTCCACGGCAGCCGTTCACCCTGTACGGCACCCGCTACGTGCTGCCCGACTCCCTGCCGCTCATGTTCACGCTCCAGATGGAGCGCGTCCAGAACAGCAGCGACCCGGCCGACGTGCGGCGCATGCTGGCCACCCTGTTCGGGGGCGACACCCTCGACGTGTGGGCCGAGAACGGCATGACCGACCGGCAGTTCGGCATCGTGCTCATCTACTCCGCGGCCAACATGCGCACTCCGGGCAGCGTGACCATGCAGCGCGCCGCCGAGCTGCACGACGAGCAGGAACGGGCCCGCTCCGGGGGAAAAGCCCCGGCGGCACCGAACCGGGCCGCACGCCGGGCGAAGCCGAAGAAGAACGGGAAGCGGCGGAGTTCTGGCAAGCAGTGATCCGCCACTGGTCAGCAGTCGAGGGTGACCTCTCCCGTGAACACCAGGTGCGCCCGGCGGAGTTGGCCGCCATGTCGACCCGCCGGTTCCTGGTCCTGGTCGGCGCCCTGACACCCGACTCCCGGTTTGCGAAGGCGTGGCGCAGCACGCCCCGCCGCGCCGACTCCCCCGAGGACATCGCCCGCATCACGGGCCTGCCCGCCCAGTAGCACCCGCGCAGCACCGGCACCACGGCCGGACCCACCCGAGGAGGTGAGGCCGTGGCGCTGACCGTGGGCGAACTCCTCGCCACCATCGCCGTAGACGAATCCGGTGTCGGGGCCGGCCTCTCCCGCGCCGAGCAGGCCGTACGGTCGACCGGTTCGACCATGGCAGGCGACGCCGACCGCGCAGGCCGCCAGGCCGGGGCCGCCCTCGGTGATGGACTGACCACCGCGGCGGATGGCCGGATCCGTGATGCAGGCGGCCGGTTCGCCTCGGCCGGTGCCGACGTAGGCGAAGCGACCGCCGGAAGTCTCCGTGAGCGCTTGTCGTCGAGCCTGAAGGTCGGCCTCGCTGGCATAGGCGTGGCCGCCGGGGTCCTGCTCATGTCCGGGTTCGGGCAGGCCCTCGAACAGGGGCAGATCACCGGGCGCCTCGGCGCCCAGCTTGGCGCCACCCCGGCCGAGGCGAAGAAGTACGGCGAGATCGCCGGCGCGATGTATGCCGACGCCGTCACCGACGATTTCCAGGGCGCAGCCGACGCGATATCGGCGACCATGCGTGCGGGAATCGCCCCGCCGGACGCGACGAATGCGCAAATCCAGAGCATCGCAACGAAGGTTTCCGACCTTGCAGGAACTTTCGAACTGGATCTAGGGCAGACCGCAAATGCAGTCGGTCAGATACTCAAGACCGGACTTGCGAAGAACGGCACGGAAGCCCTTGACGTACTGACCAAGGGTCTGCAAAACATGGGCCCGCGGGCCGACGATATAGCGGATACGTTCAATGAGTACTCGACGATTTTCCGTAACCTCGGCCTCGATGCGACAACGGCAACCGGCCTTATGTCGCAGGGGCTAAAAGCAGGCGCCCGGGATACCGACGTCGTCGCGGACAGCTTGAAAGAATTCCTGCTCACCGTACAGGGTGGCGGGCCCGATGTTGACGCCGCTTTCAAGTCCATCGGACTGAACGGCAAAGAAATGCAGGCCGCCTTTACAGAGGGCGGGCCGAAGGCGTCGGCGGCACTCGACAAGGTGTTTACCGCCATGCGGAAGATCAAGGATCCCGCGGAGCGGAACGCCCTCGCTGTATCGCTTTTCAAGACGAAGTCCGAGGACATGCAGGCAGCGCTTTTCGCGCTGGACCCGTCCAAGGCCGTCGACACGCTCGGCAAGGTGGGCGGCGCAGCGTCGCAGATGGGCGACTCGCTGCGCGACAACGCCGGGGCCAAGATCGAGCAATTCAAGCGCGGCGCGATGCAGACCCTGACGGAATTTATCGGGAATACCGTCATCCCCGTTCTTTCGTCTCTGTTCTCGTTCGTCAGCGAGCACCAGGGGGTGTTCACCGCTTTCGCTGCGGTGATCGCTGCTGTGGTGATCCCGGCGATTACCGTACTGGGCGTCCAGTCGCTCATTGCGGGCGCCAAGATGGCTGCGGCATGGATTACCGCCATGGGCCCGATCGGCTGGATTGGCCTTGCCATCGGCGCATTGGTCGTTCTGATCATCGCCTATTGGGACGACATCAAGAAGTGGACGCTGGCCGCTTGGGATTGGTTCGTCGACAAACTCGTGTGGGCCAAGGATATGGCTATTAAGGCATTCCTGAACTTCACACTCGTGGGATTGCTGGTCAAACACTGGTCGACAATCAAGTCGAATGCGGTGACGTACTGGAATGCACTTGTCGACTGGGTGAAGGGGATTCCCGGGAAGCTGTATCAGGCATTCCTCAACTGGACTCTTCTCGGGCTGATCATCAAGCACTGGTCGTCGATCAAAACGGCCACCGTGAACAAGGCCATGGAAATGGTCAACTGGGTGCGCGGTCTGCCCGGCCGGATCTCCAGCGGGATCGGTTCCCTCGGAAGCCTGCTCTACAGCAAGGGCACGGACGTTGTCCGCGGTCTGTGGAACGGCATCAAGTCCATGGGCAGTTGGCTGCGGTCCACCCTGATGAGCTGGGCGAAGGACCTGATCCCCGGCCCCATCGCGAAGGCATTGGGCATCCACTCGCCGAGTCTCGTCATGGCCAAGCAGGTGGGCCGCTGGATCCCGGCCGGTGTCATCAAGGGCATCCGCGCCGGACAGGGCGCCCTCGACCGCGTCATGTCGGCCCTGGTCACTCCGCCCCCGGCTCCCGTCATGGCCGGGGTCCCCGTCGGCGCCTTCACCGCGCCGTCTGCGGGCGTGCACATCGAGCACTGGCACGCCGCCGAGAACGGCACACCGGACGACAATGCGCGCGCTCTCGCATGGGCCGCAAAGGCGAGGGGGTGACCGGTGACCGCGACCGCCACCCAGCAAGCCCTCGCCGCCGCGGCGGCCGGCGCCCTGGTGACCCGTCCCGGACATGTCCAGTTCGGCGACCTGCTGCTCGGGCCCGGCACTCCCTACCGGTGGAAATCCCTCACCGGCTGGGAGGAACTGCCCGGCCTCGACTCGGGCACGGTCCTGCGCGCGGACGCGCACGGGGCCATCCCGGGCCGCCTGCTCGCCCAGGCCCGCACCATCGGCCTTGACGGTCTGATGGTGCGGGCCCCCCGCGACAGCATCGGCGCCACCATCGCCACCCTGAACCGCGCCACCGTGCCGGCCGACACCGAAGTCCCGTTCGTCGCCTGGCTCGACGAGCGCGGGCCCCTGCTCGCCTACGCCTGCGTTGTCCGCCGCATCGTCCCCGTCGGCATCGGCTACCGGCTGGGCACCATCACGGGCGGCGCGGTCGAGTGGCAGGCCACCGACCCGCGCCGATACGAACTCGCCGAGCGCTCCGTGCCGGCGACCCTGCCCGCGTCCGAGCCGGGCCTCGACTGGCCCCTGACGTGGCCGCTCGCGTTCGGCACACCGGGCAGCACCGGCGCCCTGTCGGTAACGAACGTCGGCGACGCCGAGACACATCCCGTCGTGGAGTTCCGGGGGCCAGTGACCGGTCCGGCAATGACGAACCTCATCACGGGCGACGTGATCGAGTACGACATCCCCCTCGCCGCCGGCGACGTGCTCACCGTCGACACCCGCGCCGGAACGGTCGTTCTCAACGGCACCGCGAGCCGCATCTACACCGCCACCAGCCGCTCAGTGCCCGAGCAGACGTTCACGCTCGCCCCCGGCACCACATCCCTGATCTTCCGCGCCGCACCCGGCAGCACCGATCCGACGGCGACGGCGACCGTGCGCTACCGCTCGGCCTACTGGTAAGGAGACCCGCCCGTGTCCGTACGTTCGGCATGGCTACTGCCCCTCGGGCAGACCCGAGAAGACACCCGCCTGTCGCCCGTGGGGACGTTCGCCCCCGAGTCGGAGATCCAGACCCGCGACGGCGTGATCGCCGGCGGGAACCCGTTCGCCGCCACCGGGGCCGGCGCGATGTCCCTACAGATTGGCATCGGCCGCGCCCTGGTCCAGGGCACCACCATGCAGGGCGCGTACCCGGTCGCCGTGGACGCGCCCGAGACCGTCACCTTCAGCGATGGCGACGCCCAGTTCACCCGCATCGACACCGTGGCGCTGCATGTGTACGACCAGCTGTTCGACGAGTACGGCCAGAACCTTGCCCAGGTCGAGATCGTCACCGGGACGCCCGCAGCCACCCCGGCCGCGCCGAGCATGCCCCCGGCGTGCCTGCGCCTGTGGGACGTGACCATTCCCGCCGGCGCCTCCGCGGGCGTGGGCGGTATCGACTGGTCGTCCGCGTTGGCGGACCGGCGCCGCTACACCGCCGCGTACGGCGGGATCATCCCTCGCGGCCTCACCTCCGATGCGGGCGGCTACGACGGCCAGTACGCCGACATCGGCGGCACCCTCTACCGCTGGTCGGACCCACTCGGCACGTGGCAGGTGTACCGGGTACCTGACCTGCCGGCGGAAACGGCGACCAGTGGCCTCACGGTGGCGTCCGGCTGGTCCACCCCCGTTTTCCGTGCGCGCCGTCGAAGCGGAGTGGTCACGGTGCGCGTGCAGGCGACCCGCACAGGAGCCCAGCTCACGGGCGACTCACAGGGGAACATCGACGACACCCTCGTAGCGACGCTCCCGGCCGGCTGGCTTCCCGCGTTCGACATGGAGACGTCCTACAACCGCAACAACGTCGCGTTCGGGGCCGCTTCGGTGCAGGCGAACGGGTCGATATTCCTGCGCAGCACTGTGCCGGGCGGAAACGTCCTGACCGGTCAGCCGGTGTCCCTGTCCGCAACGTACGTGGCGTAGGGGGCACCATGGCACAGACCCCCTACCGGGTGCTGTTCTGCGATCTACGCAGCGACCAGCTCCTCGACGCGTTGCCGCTCACAGGCGTGAGCCTCGACGACTACATAGGCAAGACCGGGCGGCTCACCGGAACCGTACCCATCCCGAACCGCGCCCTCGCCGAGCGAGCCCGCCGCGCAATCGTCCCCGGCCGCACGGCCGTATGGGTCGAGCGCGGACGCGAAATCTGGTGGGGCGGCATCCTGTGGACCCTCGCCCTCGCCTCAGACTCCCGCGGGTTTCTCTCCGCGCAGATCCAGTGCGGAGGCTGGGAGTCGTACCTGTACCGGCGCCTGCTGTACGACACGCAGACCGCCGAGCAGGTCGACCAGTTCGACATCGTGCGCGGCCTGGTCGACTACGTGCAGTCGACACCCGGCGGGAACATCGGGATCACGTACGACGGCCGGCCCTCAGGGGTCGCCCGCGACCGCACGTTCCTGCGCTACGACCTGCCGTGGATCGGTGAACTCATCGACCAGCTCGCCGCCGTCGAGGACGGCTTCGAGTGGCGGATCGCCTCGCACCGCGACGCCGCGGGCCGCCGCGTCAAGGAACTGGTCCTCGGGCACCCGATCATCCGCGCGGGCAGCGCTGACATCGTTCTCGACCACCCCGGCCCCATCATCACCTACACGTGGCCGTCCGACGCGTCCGGCCTCGCCAACGGCTGGCAGTCGCGGGGCGCCACCGTGAACACCAACCAGGCCGCCGACTCGTACCCGATAATGTCCGAGCGCCTGGTCGCCGACGACGACATGGCCGCCGGGTGGCCCCGCCTCGACGGATCCTCCGACTACTCCACCGTCGAGGAACAGCCCACCCTCGACGGCCACGCACGCGCGGACTGGACCGCCGCACGACGGCCCGCGCAGATCCCCGAAGTCGAGGTTCTGCTCGGCGACAACGTCGCCCCCGCCCTGCTCGGCGCCACCGTCCGCATCCGCATCCGCGACCTGTGGCACCCCACCGGCCTCGACGCCCGGTACCGGGTCGTCGGGATGTCCATCAGCCCGCCCGAGCGGGGCCGCCCCGAGACCGCAAAGCTCTACCTGGAGGTACCCGCCTGATGGCGTACGTCCCGCAAGACATCCTCGACCGCATCGCCGCCCTTGAACGGGAAGTACGTACCCTGCGCGGCCGGTCCCAGATGCGGCCCGCCCTCAACCAGGTCCTGAACGGTGACGTCGTGATCGGCGAGGGAGGCCGGCTGATCGCCAAGGCCCCCAACGGCAACCGGATCTTCCTCACGGGCCAGACCCCCGCAGGTGACTGGGCCGTCGGCATCGCCCGCCCCACCGACGGCACACCCGCTCTCACCGTCGGCGACGAGGACGCCACCGGCTCCGGCCAGATGATCCGCATATGGAACCGAGACCCAGCGCTACGCGATGTGATCGTGATGGATGACGCGTACTCCGAACGGTTCCTCGGCCGCCCGTGGATGCCCATCGGCCTGTACCCGACCGCGCGCCAGTCCAACACGAGCACCAGCTACGACACCGCATGGTGGGGCTCCAGCCCAGCACACAACGCCGTCGCCGTCATCGTGATCTTCACGTACGCCGGGACCGGGGGCGGGCAGGTCAAGGTGTCCATGACGCCGTCCGGCGGCACCGCGCAGACGCTCGCCGAGTACGACGTACCCGCGACCACATGGGTACAGCGCACCATCGAGGCGCCCCTCGATGGCGTCGAGTTCCTGCAATCCGTCGTGTGGGACGTCAGCCACCGCGCCAAGACCAGCGGGCAGAACATCGAAACCCGCCTGTACCGCGCCTACACCCGCAACACGTTCACAGCCGACGAAGCACCCGACACCCCCGCCCGCACCGCCACGGCAGCCACAGCAGCACCGGCCGCCGACATCCCGCCGGCCACGAAGGGAGCGTGAACGATGCTCCCCGAAGGAATCCCCGTCGTGCGGGTGACCGGCCGCTTCCTCACCCCGGCCGGCAAACCCCTCACCGGCCAAGTCGTCTTCCGCTCCCCAATGCTCGTCTTCAGCGACTTCGACGTCATCCTCGGCGGGCCCGTCACGGTCCAGCTCGACGCACAAGGCGCCTTCGCCGTCACCCTGCCGGCCACCGACGCCCCCGGCATGAACCCGTCCGGCTGGGCGTACAGCATCGCCGAACAGCTCGCGGGCGTAACGATGAACCGCGTCTATCAGGTGCTCCTACCGGCCGAGACCCCACACGTCGACATCGCCGACATCGCCCCGACCGACCCCACGACCCCCAACTACGTAGCCGTACGCGGCGACTCCGCATACGAAATCGCCGTGAAGCAGGGGTTCGAGGGCACCGTCGAGCAGTGGCTCGCCTCACTGGTCGGCGCCCAGGGCGTCAAGGGCGACCAGGGCAACACCGGCCCCGCGGGTGACTCCGCGTACGAGGTCGCCCTCGACTCCGGTTTCACCGGCACTGCCGAGCAGTGGCTCGCGTCCCTGGTCGGCCCCAAGGGCGACCGGGGAGACCCCGGCCCCACGGGCGCCGACGGAGCCGACGGGAGCAACGGCGCCGACGGGGCTCCCGGCCTGGTGCAGTCCGTCAACGGCATCAGCGAGGCCGACGTCGTGCTCGACGCCGCCGCCGTGCACGCCGTGCCGGACACCGCGCCAGGCGCGCCCAACGGCGTTGCCCAGCTCGACGCGTCCGGGAAGGTGCCGGCCGCGCAGCTCCCCGAGGGCATGGGCGGGGGCGCCGTCACCACCGTCAACGGCAAGAGCCCGAACAGTTCCGGGAACGTCGCCCTGGTCGCCGCCGACGTCGGCGCCCTTGCCACCACCGCGCGGGGCACAGCGAACGGCGTCGCCGGCCTCGACAGCACCGGCCGTATCCCCGTCGCCCAGGCCCCCGCCACCGCGCCGCGGAACATGTGGACGCCGCAGGCACTCGGTTTCGCCGCCTGGTCGCTCGACCCCGGGGGCGTGGCCAACCCGGTAGCGAAGTACCTCACCCCGCAGCGCCTCTACCTGACAGGCTTCAACATCACGGAGGACACCACCGTGACCAAGGCCGTTCTCTTCGCGCGCGGGTACGGCGGAGTGACGTCCAACCGGTACATGGCCGGGATCTACCGCGAGAACGGGACCCGCGTCGTCGCGTCGAGCGCCGTCGCGCTCACCATGGCCGGCCAAGAAACCGGCTCGCTGCCCGCCATGGTGTCCAACCACATCGGAGCCGTGCCGCTCACGTTCGCCTCGACCACGCTCACCCCCGGCCGGTACTGGGTGGCGTGGCTCATGACGACCGGCGGGGCGAGCGATTTCTCGTTCTTCCACGTGCAGAACGAGGCCCCCGTCGCTACGGCCAACTTCGCCATGGGAACGAGCTTCTTCCCGCGCGCCTGGTACATCAGCGCACAGAGCACGCTCCCCACCACCGTGAACCCGGCCGCGTCGACCGCGCTCGCCGACCACGACATTCCGATCCTGGCTCTCGCCGCCTGATCACCCCCACCACACCCGTACGCCCCGGCACCGCGCCGCGGGCGTTTTTTCATGTCTGGAGATCACCACCCATGGCACGTATGCCCGGCGCCGAGTGGCGCCCGCTCGCCGTCAACTTCACCAACAACGGACAGGCCGAGGTGCGGGGCGTCGTCGTCCACATCATGGCCGGCACGTTCGAGGGGACCGACAGTTGGTTCCGCAACACCAAGGCGCAGGCGTCGAGCCACTTCGGCACCAGCAAGACCGGCAAGCTCCGCCAGTGGGTCGACACCAGCGACCGCGCATGGGCGCAGGCGAGCGGTAACACGTCCTGGCTCAGCGTCGAGAACGAGGGACAGGGGGGCGACGCGCTCACCGACGCCCAGCTCGACCGCGTCGCCGAGGTGCTGGCGTGGGCGCACAAGACGTACGGCGTTCCGCTCCAGGTGACCAACTCGCCGTCCGGCAAGGGTCTCGGTTACCACGCGATGGGCGGTAGCGCGTGGGGTGGGCACACGTCCTGCCCCGGCTCGCGGATCGTCGCCCAGCTCGCCGAGATCGTCGCCCGAGCGAAGAAGCTCACCGGCACCAGCACGGGCGGGGGCACGTCGAGCACGTACACCGTCAAGGCCGGCGACACCCTGTCCAGCATCGGCGCCGAGATGGGCGTCGCGTGGAAGACCCTCGCCACGCTGAACGGCATCAAGGCCCCGTATGTCATCCACGCCGGCGACGTCCTCAAGCTCAAGGCCACCACCGCGCCGAAGTCCTACAGCCCGCCCGCGTTCCCGGCCGGCCTCGCCCCGGGCAAGACCTCGCCGTCGGCGAAGCCGCTTCAGCGCGCGCTCAAGGCCGCGGGATTCATGGCGAAGTCGGTCGCCGTGGCCGACAACTACGGGCCCCAGACTCAGGCCGCCGTCGTCAGGTTCCACAACGCCTATCCGCAGTACCGCGCCGCGGGTAAGACATCCGACCCGGCCATCGGTCCGAAGGGGTGGGCGTACCTGCACCGCCTCGCCTACGACAAGTAGGCCCGCCCCGGTACTCGCAAAACCTCAAGTCTTCTCGTCAATCTGACGCAATTACTCGAGCACGGCCAACCGCCCCGCGGCACCGCGCCACGGGGCGGAACCCGCAACGACAGGAACGCCCCCCATGAACCCGAAGAACAAGCGCGCCATACGTACCGCGCTCCAGACCCTTGCCGCGGTCGTCGCCGTTCTGCCGGCACTCGCCGCCCTGCTCGCCGACTCCGACCTCGCCGCCGCCGCGCCGGCCGTCATCGCCGCCGCCGCGTCCGCCGCCGCCGTCGCCGGCGTGGTCGCCCGCGTCATGGCCTCGCCCGCCGTCGAGGTCCTGCTCGACCGGTTCGGTATCGGCCTGGTCGACGACGACGGGGGCACCCGCGAGTGACCGCTCAGCCGCCCCCGTCCGACCCGGCCGCCGTCGCCCTCGAACTCGAACGCATCCGCCGGAGTATCGAGGTGGGGTTCACCCGCCAAGACGGCGCCCTCGCCCTGTTGGTCCAGCGCACCGACCAGACCGACGCAGAGATCAAGGAGCACGCGAAACGCCTCGACGCCCTCGAACGGTCCCGTTGGCCCCTGCCCTCCCTCGCCGCCCTGGTCAGCGTGGCCGGCCTCGCCCTATCCCTCTGGCAACTCGGCAAGTAGCAGCACAACGCCCCCCGCATGGCCTTACGGCCGTCGCGGGGGGCGTTGTCTGCGTTCTCTGACCTACGCCGCGGCGACCAGCTCGCGCGCCCGGTCCGTGAAGTCGGCGACCAGACGGTTCCCGCCGAAGGGTTCCATGCGGCGGGTGAGGTCCTGCACGGCCTCGACCGCCCTCGAACTCTTCACCTGCCCCGTAAGGCGCAGGGTGCGCATGCCGGCCGCATACGCCGCGTCGAGGTCCTTCCGCTGGAGGTGGGACACGGCAAGCGCCGCTTGCGACATGGCGCCGCGGCGGGCCCGGTTTTGCTTCCGGGCGTGGTCGATGGACCGCCGCGCGTGTTCCTCCGCGGACTTCGCATCGCCCATATCGCGGAAGGTGTTCGCGTGCTCACCATGCAGGTACGCAGGGTCGATGAACGCTGCCCACTCGGCTTCTTCGGCAAGGTCGATCTGCTCGGCCGCATTCTCCGACTGCACGACCGCGTGAGCCGCCGCCGTCTTGTCGCCGAGAACAGCGAGCGCCCGCGCTTCCAGACACCACAGGTCGGCGAGGCACGCCGCCGAGGTTGCCCTCGACAGTCCCTGTCGTCCGGCCTGTGCAAGGCGCCGGCCCTCGCGCGGGTTACCCAAGAGGGTGGCCTGATCAGCCATCCCGGCGAGGACGTGCGCGCCGAGCGCCGGATTACGCGACTCTTCGGCGAGGCGAAGCGACTGGATCAAGTAGCGCTGCGCGATGCTGTGTTCCCCGTTGTCGTAGGCCATCCAGCCGAGTAGGTAGGTCTGTTCGGCCGCGGCCTCGCACAGCGCGTACCGCACCTGCTCGTCATGCGACCGCCGAAGCAGCGGGTAGACGTGCTGGTTCATGTACTCCGCCAGGACCAGGCGCCCGGAACCGCCGCCCTGGAAGATGTCCATCTGCTGGAAGGTCGAGAACATGTTCCGGACGGCCGTCACGTCTTCCAGCCGCACGCGCGGCCCCGGCTCCGGTTCCTGGTCAAGGGTGTTGAGTAGCCAGTCCCGCGAGGGACCGACCCCGGCCACAGCCGCGAACGGCGCGGCCGAAAGGAACTTGCGACGATCCACGTCAGCTCTCCCCAGGTCGGCGACTACTTCCACCGTAACGGCGAACGACGGGTCGTAGGCGAGGCCGGCGTCGACCGAACTGCCCTCACCGAGGCCAAGGTCGTACGTCGTCACTCGGAAACCGAAGTGGTCGGAGAACACCCCCGCCAGAAGATCCGGGATCGGCGCACGGGGCGTTTCGCCTTCCAACCACATGCGCACGCGCGTTGCGTTCGTCGCAATGTTCCGCTGTCCCCACTCCAGCGCCTTCGATTGCACGCGCCGCGCGAGATCCTTCCGGCTGATTCCGGAGCGCTCCAGCCAGTACGCAAACGCCTCGTTCGGTGACTTCATCCCCGCACCCTTCGCGACCGTGAGCAACGAAAGCGACACCCTTCGACACCCCCCTTGACGGTACCCCGACCCGCGTCACGCGTGTTGCCTAGTCGAAGGAACCATCCGGTCCACGCCAAGGGCCGGGACCGTCAACCCGTAAGGGGAGACACATGATCAAACAACGACGGGCCGCCATGTCCGTCTGTTTCGCGCCCGTCGACGGCCCCCCGCCGGTTCTTCTGCTGGTGGGTGAGGCCACGTCAGCCAGCATCGCCCGAAAGTTCGTACGCGAGCACTTCCAGTACGAGTTACCCGACGCATCAGCCGAGTACATCGACGCGGTTGAACTGGTGACGTGCGAGTTGGTGACTAACGCCATCCGGTACGGCACAACGCCCGGTCACCTGCTGAGAGTCGAAATCGGCGTGCAAGACACCCGCACCCGAGTGGAGGTCGAAGACCCTGTGAGACGCCGCCCTCAGCCCGGCCCCGAATCGCACGAAAACGAGGGAGGACGCGGCCTGATCATCCTTGACGCCCTATGTGCGGACTGGGGAGTCACCGACGCACAGTCCGGCAAGAAGGTATGGGCAGAGGTGACTGCACCATGACCGCGCCGTCCCTCGACGTGCCCCCAGGGCCGGGGTTCGTCGCGACCATCGCCGCCGTGACGGCCGTCCAGAAGCCAAGTGACGGCCTCGCCGTCGCCCAGTTACTCATCACCCACCCCGGGCCCCGACGGCAGAACGAGACTGTCGAGACCGTCGAGGACGGAATGCGACGCCTCGCGACCGCGCTGCACCTCGGCCCCGGCGAGCAAGAACCCCCCGTGATCGGCGGGAAGCTCATGATCCGTAGGGGGTTCGCCGCCCTGGACTACGGACACGACCGGTACGTCATGACCATCCCGTCACCGTCCCAAGACTGGCTAGCTCTCGTCGGTGCGGGTGGGGCATGCCGCATCTGCCTGGTCTTCGCTCCCCTCGCCGTCGGTGCCGACCAGGCCGAGACGGACGCACACCTACGCGCCAGCTTCGAACGTGGCCAAGTCAGGTGGGGGACGACGTACGCCCGTAGACGCTTCTGA